CTTGCTGGCACCGCTCTCCTCAAGTTGGTCCTTAATCTTCTTCTCCATCTTCTTAGCCGCTACCATTGCAGGGCTGAAGGTGATGGTGGTAGGTGTTTGTCCAATGCCTTCCTTGACATCCAAGCCCTCAAGCGATTGCTTCAGAGGACCAAGACGCTCCATAAGGCTCTGTGGGGTGGAACCAGGAGGAAGCTCTTTGCCGTCTCCTTTATAGCCAAACAGAGCCCCTAAATCGGGCTCAGGAGCGCTTTGTTGACCTTGTGCGGCCTGGGGGTTGACATCAATGTGAACGTGCTCTGCAACGCCTTCTGGCAGCGTTGTAGGCTCTACAGACAAAGGGAAGCTGTTGTTAGCCAGCAGCACCTCGGTGATTTGTCCGTATGCTGCCAGAGTTTTTACCTTAGTGATCTTCAGGAAGACACGGCTCTTCTCTGCTTCAGTGAACTTGGTGTCAGGACCGTAGACGCCTCTGTAGTTGGTATAGGCACGCAACCAACGCTCTTCATCAAAACGACGAGCCGTCTTAGAACGCTGAAAACGCTCTTCAATGTGACGGGCTAGCGTTGTAGGCTTGAATGTGTCCTGAACAGCATCAGTGCTGTCAGGCAAGCCAATGGCTTTGTCGTCAGTGAAGGGTGTGTCGATGTTTTTTGCCATAGTGTTTTAGTGCCTTGCAAAGTAAATGTCCATATTCCTGTTTCCTTTAGAGATGTTCCAAGAACCGGGAACTACTTGTAGATTGAATGCGTTGTGGAGGCCACAGGCTTGTTTATGGTGTAGAGGAACAATATGATCTACATGCCAATCTATTCCTGTTACTTTTTTGCGCAACTCACATAAATGAACTGCTTCTTTTTGAACAAGATCATCAAGTTCTGTTAGTGTCTGCTGCATCAAAGACATTCTTCTTTTTGTTGTGTATTCCAATAAAACGGCACGACGTCCCTTACTTGTTTTTCTTTTTTCTTCAATGTATTCTTGCTGTGTTCTGGTGATACCTAATTTAGGCTTTCTTTTCAAGTATTCTTTGTGACGAACACCCGGATTCTTCAAGCGCCATTCATTGACATCTCTAACAACACAAGCAGAACATTTGTTAAGTCTACCGCTTTTCATTCTAGGATGACGGTGAAATAACTCAATATCTTTTACTTCATTGCATTTGAAACATTTTTTACTGTTCATCCTAGTAACCAAAATTTTTGCAAAACGGAGTAAATCCACTTTGACCCGATGTATTAGTGTCAAAGATGTTCTTACTCCTCGGTCTTGACATTACACCATATCTCAATGCGTCATATCCGTGATCGAAGTTGATATGAGTGTCAATGTCCTCTGGATTCTTCTTATCTAGAGGTATTGTCGGTAGTTCAGCAATAGTTCTAACACAGTTGTTGAAAAAGACAATACGTGGACGCTCTGTGAAGGGGTCAATTTGAAGACGTCGATGTATTTCGTTCTTTCCAGACACTCTACTACCAGCACTTCTGTCAGAAGGACGCCAACGACACCCCTTCATGATCATTCTTTCAGCAATGGAAGGGCCTGTGTCGCCTCTTTTATGCCATGTAGAGCTGTCTAGAACGCCATAACGTATCTTTTCACCATCTTCAGCGTTCAACACCATCTCTGCTAGGTCTTCTGCAAGCACTTTAGTGACATATAGCTCTCTATACACCACTAATGACTCATCTGGAGCTACGGCAAACCACAAAACAGCAGACCAGCTTCCATATCCGTAGTCACAGGCTCTAAATCTAGGCCAATCATGAGGAATGTCATAAGGATCAACGACATGGACGCTTCTCTTAAACTCAGGAAACGCTGCACCTTCAGCAACATCCCAGTCACCATCAAGAAGTTGACGACGTTGTTGCTCTGGAAGCGACAACAGCATGGTTTCGTAGTCGCCTGAAGCAGCAAGATAGGGGTTGTCAGAGAGCCTTGAAGGAATGAAACGCCGCTTAAACAGCGGAAGACCTTCTTTACTATGTCCTTTTGGGTAACGAAGCACTTCACCAGTGTCAATGTCTGTTGCCCAGAAGGCTTGACCGGGTGGTGCAGGGTCAATGAACATCTTCTTAACCCAACCATGACCAGCATTGCCTGGGTTAGTCGTTGCTCTCATGTAGACAGGTAGGTCAGATGCTGCTGTTCTAAGACGAGAACGCATATAGTTCCACGCAAAAGGCGTAGACCATTGGCTGAGTTCGTCAAAACCAACCCAAACAAAGCTCAAACCCTGATATCTAAGAACGTCTTCGTCTCTATCAAGATAAGACATCCACAACCTGCCACCACTTGGCGACACCCATTGCATCTTTCTCTCACTCCAGACAATGCCGGGAATGATTTTTGGGTAGAGTTCTTGACTTTTCCAAATAAGTTCTCTTAGTTCTTCTGTTGTATGACGCAACAGAAGCCCTGAAAACTGAGGATGAGAGATGTAACGAAGAGGATCTGCCAAGATGGCATAGCTCTTCCCGCCGCCTGCGGCTCCCCCAAACAACACTTCCCTCTCAGCAGCGGCTAAGAAGGCTGTCTGAGGGCCTGGATTAGGTGTGAAGACAACATTTTGTTCCTTCACTTCCTCAGGAACATCAAGAGTGTAAGAGCTTAGCTCCTTTGTCTTTGATGGAGACGTAATAATCTGAGGCGAAGAAGTTGGTTTTTTCTTCTTTACCGAGCCTGTCTTCGTACCTCTCGATGGCTTCAAGCGCTTCTTTGTATCTGCGGGCAAGGGATCGATAGTAGTTATGACGTTTTCCCCGTTCCTGTTCTCTACGTATGCGTTGTCGTAAACCATCTTCGCTAATGCTTCTTCCTGTTTCTTTTGACAGCCATGCTGCTACTTGTTTGTACGAATATTGTTTTACGTATTTCTTTGCAAGCTCAAGAGCATCAAGTTCTTTAGGGATAGGTTGGAGTAGATTGTCATCAACATCATCCACTCGATAACCAAAAGGTATAACGCGAACATTAGCCAGCTTTGGTATAGCAACATACCTACTCTTTTCTATTGGTTGTGGAAGAATCCAGGCGCCTAAATCTCTATCATTTGATGTCACAGCAAATGCTTATCCATTGTCCTTCGGAGGCAACACCATCACACCAGAGGGCGCTGTCACTTCCACCTTCTCTGTCTTCACAACACCAGCCCTATCAAGCATGTCCTGAGCGGCTTTGAGCTTCTCTCTCATGCCTAGCTGTGTAGGATCATCAATGCCGCCAATGACAGCCATAGCCGCCTTCGGTGCGTGCATAGCAATGTACATTTGCGTTGCTTCAATGACTTCCTCTTTCAATCCAGACATCAATGCCTTAGTAGGATAGTTCTCGCTGTAGCCAGCCAATATTTTAGCCTTAGCAGGGTTACCACCAGCTTCAGTGAACAACACCTCAATAAACTTGCGTTGCTGTTCTGTTAGCTCTCTTTTGCTCATATGCTGTTTTTGTCCTCTTCACACTTAAAGCCAATCTGAGTGATGACGCCTTTAGCGGCAAAATACTCAAACAATTCTTTAGCGTCTTTAGCTGCTGTCTCCATACACACTTCATATGATGGATAGACTTTCTTATCAATCCTTCCCATCAACTCACAGGTGTCTGTACCTAAAATGCAAACGAGAAGAATTGGTGCAAACATTCTACAACCTTTCTGCGAAGTATTCGCGTACTCTAACACTCACTGTTACTATGTCAGTAATGGAAGCTGACCCAGTGATTTTGTCGTTCTTATCTAAGTACAACGAATTGGTCAGTTGCAAAAGGCTGTTGGGCTTCAACTCAACATCGTTAGCAAGAGCATATGATGTTGTTGTCGTAGCTTGATACCAATTCAAATCTACCTTCACAACACTGTTGCTGGTGTTGACAATGACAATGCTTTCAACATCAGCTTTGAAGGCGGCAGGAACGACATAGACATCAGCATCGCTGCCTGTCAACACCTTGCCTACACTTCTATTCTTGTTTCCGTTGTTCATGTCAAGTCCCAGAAGGAGAATGTTGCTATTGCTGTCTGTGATCCGCTAAGAGTGCGTGCAGCAACGGTGTAGATGTCACTGACGCCAGCAAGAGTTCTACCTAATTGCATTCTGAAGTTGTAGTCTTGATTATTGTTTGCAACACTAGACACCAAATTAGACTCTTGCACGTACATGCTGTCAACAACAGTGCCACCGCTGATGGCTGTAGCTGTAACATCGTATTCAACGTTATCAGACGTTGTTTGAGCCCAACTAGGGCCTGTCAACGTAGCGTTCTTCACAAGCTGTATTTCAAACGTTGTAGCCGCTGATGCAATAGGCAACACCCTGTAGCCGTCTGGAATGACAACAGCATCAAGCCTGCTTGGGTCAAGACGTAACGACACCAAAGGCACCAGCGTTGTACTCACTGTACCCGCTGCTGTCATCCTCGCTGTCTGTAACACAGTTTTACGCTCATACCCACCTTCACTGATGACGGTGGAGCAAATCTGTCTCATAGTCCTGCTACCGTCTGTAGCGCCTGTATTCGTTATCTCATATCGAATAGGCAACACAGCCGTTGTCATGTAGACAAGTGCAAGATTGTTAGCGTTGTTGAACGTGTGGCAGACAATGAATAAGCCGTTGATGATAAAGCCTGTTCTGACACTACCAACACCCAACCACTCAAAATCTTGCCAGAATATTTGCGACTTTGTTGTGTCAATGGTGAGCCCTGAGGGGCCTGTTCCATCGAGCTTGTCACCATTCCAATTGGCCTGTGCTACAGCGTTGTTGACAACACTACCGCTGGTGTAGGTGCGTCTAACAATGTTCAATGTGGTGCCGCTACGTTCAAAATAGACACCATTCTGTGTGCTGAAATAGCCGACACGACAACGTACATTGGCATGTGCTGTAGGCATGACAAAGGTGTTCATCACCAGCAAAGACTTGCCTGGCTGATATGAAAACACCCTCTTTGTTTCTCTAACTACTTCATCTCCACTGGCATTGGTGACGTTAAGGAGAACAGTAGATTCATTAGCAGAATAAGAAACAGTAGCGCTACCAGATACAGACTCATCAAAGTCATCACTCTTTGCATATCTGTTTTGGCTGTCGAAAAGCGTGAACGGAGCGCTAATCCGAGCGCGACCAAAAGCATCAGCGCTAGTACCGCCGATACGAACAATGTTGCCATAGTCGTCTAAGCGTACTAGCGCTGGATAGCTCGTCAGGCTCATTACTTCTTGATGCGACGAGCTTCAGACATTGCAATGGCGACGGCTTGCTTGGGATTCTTCACAGCCTTGCCTGTACCACCGCTACGAAGCGTCCCTGCTTTGTATTCCTTCATCACTGTCCCCACCTTCTTCTGCATCTTCGGTGTCATGACGGAGCCGCCTTTAGCATATTCAGGGTTGGGCATGATTTCGTCATAGCGCTCACCCATCTTACGCAACATCTCTTCATCACGAATCTTTCTGATGATTTCTTTGTCGGCTTGAGTAAGAGCACCTTTTTTGTTGTCATCAAAGGTGTAGACAGGCTTATCAGCCTTC